TATATACCCAATTAACAACATATTTATTTGGTAACATTGTTTGTAAATTACTACCGTCACTATATTGTGTATTATTATATTGTGTTACAAGTGTTTTATTCCATACGCCTGCAACTGGATACCAAAATAGTAAATCATCAATTGCACTATCATAAGCATCATGCGTATTAGCAACTGCTCCATACCAAGTTCTACCTGATGTTATAGCTATTTCTCTTATATTCTTTTCACTTAACATCAATCCACTTTGATAAGCAAATCTATCTGTCTTAACCAATCGTTGATGAAGTTTATTTGATAAGCCAATACCAAGATGATCCCAATTCAAATAAACTAATGATGTTCCTGTTCTAAATATTGTAAATACAGGTATAACATCAGATTCATTTATTATTTCTACATTAGTAGTATTAACAAATATAGGATTACCTGAGTTATAATCTACTACAATGTAATTTATAACTTCATCTGTTAATATAATATTTGCCAATGCTGGTATATCATAACTTCTTAATACTCCTGTAAAATCAGTTGTTGTATAAACATTTGCTTTACAACTAGTTAAATCAATTGAACCATCTAAATTATCAGTTAAAGTTGGCAATTCTGTTATTCCTGTTGATAATGTGCTTGATGTGGCTACATTAGCGGGAACTTTAGAACCAATTAATCCAGCCATATCTAATGCTAGTATTTTGCCACTTATATCTTCGTGTTTTTTCATATTGTTATTTTATATTATTATCCATTCACTATTGTCATTATCTGCCTGCAATTCTATTTTTTCATTTAAAGTTGTAAACACAAAGTTATTAATACCAGTTTCGTCAATTAAATCAGTTCCATCTGTATTTATAGTTAATGTATTTGTTATATCTTTAGCCTTAAACCAATATACTTGTCCGTGATTTGAACTATCAATTGTAGGCAATGTTATAGTTACAGTATTACTTAATCCATTTAATAATATCCTTTCATCTGATTTAGTAACTATGTAATCATTTATTTTAGTCGACAACTCTTTTCTACGACCTTGTGTTTTGGTTGTTTCTGATACATCTAATCGCTCCTTTGCAGTTTTATCTGTTTCTGTCGCTTGACACAATTTTAAAAATCCATTACGCTTGATATTAAACACGTTGCCATATGTTGGGTTATCTGAATCTGTTGAAAATTTAGTCACTGCACCGCTTGCACTCGTTGTATTTGTGCAATTAGTATCAATAACGATATTAGTTTCATTTACTGATTCTATAAAATAATCGGACGGTTCGCCTTGTATGTCTATTTTATCTCCACCTGTAAAAACCGTTCTTAAATCTAATGACGAAGCTGCAAGACGACTTACTATATCACTGCCTGATGTTGTTAGCATAGGTAAGTAACTACCAGTTGCAGAACTTCCTATATTTGATGGGTTATTTAATTGTAGCAAAGAAAGAGTATTAGTTGTATTTAAGCTAAATGTTCCTATTTGTGATAGTTGCGCGTAAGGGGTATCTCCATACAAGCTGTAACCTGTTAATTTAAAACCTTCTGCGTTTGTTGAAAGTAAATTAGTTATTTTAGCATTGTTAAATACCATGCCATATCCACTAACAAATTTAATATCTTTACTTGACGTTGTGATTGTTGTAGGATTTAATGCAATTAGACCTGCAGTCGTTGTAATAGACATACTTTCGTTACAAATCAGTTGTCTGTCCGCAGTTATTTTCATTATCACAATACCATTACTATCGATAATTTCAAAACCTTCAACAGCATCGGCGTGGTCTAGCTCAATTCTTACTTTATTTGCTTGTATTAAACTTAATTCACTCATATCTTATATTTTATTTTCAATTATAATGCCTTCATATTTTTCTAATACAAGTCTTGCACTTGGGTCTAATGTTACTAAATACTGCATAGAACCTTTTCCAAGAACTTGTTTAAACTCTGTTAAATGTTTCATTGATTCAATTAATAAATCTAAATCACTACCTGAGAAGATATGTTCATTTAATAATGCTTGTGGTAGATATACTCTAATTACTGTATTATCCCCATCTAAACCAATAGATATTGTCCAATTTTGAATATCCTCACTTATAACATAATCAGTTTCATTTTCTAATGCTAAATTAGTATAGCATAGTTCTTCATAATTAACTGTTTGATTTAAATAATCCTTTAGTTGTATATCCTTAAATTTATAAGCAATCACTACTTTAGGTTCTTTTGTTCCATACTCATATATTGAATACACTATTCTATTTTGTAATATATCTATCTTATCTAATTTAATAGATTTACCGTTAATGTTGTTTAATTGCATAATCTTTATTTTTATTTTATACTAATACATTACCTAATAAGGTCGTGTTTGTTCCGTTATTTACTATACTTGTTAATGTTCTTGCTCCTATTATTGTTGTTTTATCTGCTGTTGCGTCTACTGTTATTGTTCCCGAAGCAACAGTTGGATTTAATAAACTGATATTACTTACATATATAGTAAAACTATCATTGTATGTATTATGTGAGAAATTCCCTTCTCTAGTTCCTGTGAATAAGTTAGTTGGATCAATTACTGTGTTGCCTCTGAATGATTTAAAAAATAATTTACCTGTAGGGAATCGTTCAACTGTGCAGTTTTCAACTAGAACACTAGAATTTGCATACTCCTGCAATATTTCTATATTACAATTCCTAAAGTTCCAATTTGAGCGAGGGTATATAATCATCCCTTTGCCAACACTTCCATTAATATTGACATTCTCACCCTGTGCTACAAAAATAGCTCCATCGTTATTACAATTCACTTGATTAATTGTGCAATTCGAAAGCCTTAAACCGCCTTGAGTAGAGTTTGTTCCAAACTGCCCATACGTTTCTAAATAACCTATTACACCATTCAGTATAAATACTAAAGGGTTAGCTGTCGAACCACCAGTTATTTTCAGATGATTCATATTATTGATATAGCTAGTGCTAAGCGAGTTAGTTCCTAAGTCTACTTCTAATTTACGTCCTGATATATCCATACCATTAGAAAAGATATTAGCATCGCTATCTCCAGTGATTTTGACATAATCGCATATCAACGACCCTCCGTTAAATATTTGATTAGTCCCTGTTACTGCAAAAATAATATTATTACCTTTAATTGTTAATGCACTTGTATTAGATACACTTACATTAATTGTTCGTATTTCATCAGCAATTAATACAATGTCTTTAGTATGACTTCCCCAATCGACTGTTTCTGTTATATCAGATATTATCTTTAAAACATATTTGCCATCAGCTAAAGCTAGTTGTATTGTTGAATAATCTCCACCAGTTCCCACTGTTGCATCATAATAAGGTGCATAATCATTTTCATTAACATAACTATCAATAATATTTTCAACTAAGTCATGAACTCTTTCACCAGTATTTTCTTTACTGCCATTTGCAGTAATAGATGTATCATTCTCGTTTCTAAGTTCTATTTTTGTTTTTATAGCCATAATCTATCTTATATTTTGGGTTCTTTCAATATACGGTATATGCTGCTCTGCTTTTACAGATTCTTTTGCTCCATTAATATTGTATGTAAGTGTTAATGTTGTAACCAATCTTGATTCGGCTTCTAATCCATTTTGGTAGAACTCTACTATTAAAGGATTATCACTAGCATCAAAACTTGTAACTAACATATAATCAAATTTAAAGGGCAATAATCCGCCATATAAATCTGTATTTTCGTGTATATATTGTTCTATCATTTTTATTACTGTTTTATATTATTAATACGTTTCGGGTTTTTGCCCATGTAATATTTTAAAAGAAGTCATCACTCCAATCCGAATTGAAATCACTTGGAAATAATTCAAGATAATCTGTTTTAGTAGCAGCTATATATCCTTCTTTACTCAATGGGTTTATATAATTAGTTATTCTATATTCTTGAACGTCATAAAAGTCATTGTATTGCTCTATTTTAAATTGCCTATAAAACTTAAACATATCTTCAATTCTTTCTAAATACGTCAATGCAAAATCAAGTGGTGTTTGACTTTCAAAACGTCTAGCTATTATCTCATTTGAATAAGAACTTACGCTATTATTGCTATTGATATTTATTGATATTGCCATTTCTATTTGTTTTTATATATTTTCTGTTTTAGTAGCAGCAATATAACCATTTAATACTAAAGGGTTTATATATTTAACTATTCTATATTCTTGAGCATTATAAAAATCGTTGTAATCTCCCATGTTAAATTGCTTATAAAATTCAAACATGTCTTCAATATACTCTAAATATGTCAATGCAAAGTCAAAAGGTGTTTGATTTTCAAAACGTTTAGCTATTATCTCATTTGAATAAGATGAAATTACGTCATTAGTATTTATATTTACTGATACTGCCATTATATATTTTTTATTTTAAAGTTCTTCCACGTCCAAATTATAGTCGCCCAATGTTTCACCAGGACTAAAGCTAATCAACTTATAACCAACCTTTTCTAGTTCAGTCGCAACTATATTAGAATAATCATTTCTTGACGACTGATGTAAAAGATTTATTAATTCTGCACCTATCAACGGTTCTTGTTTCCAATTTCCTTTTCCAGATAATAATGTCAATCTAACTATTTGTTCGTCTGATTGATAAATCTGAAAATCACCGTCATTAAACATTAGTTCAAAAGGATCTTCTTGGTTATCTATGTCTGTTCTTATATCGTAATTCATGATGATGTTTTTTATTTTAGTAATTTTGGTAAATCCGTAGCAGCAGAGTTATTGCTACCCAGTGCGTATGCTATATTAGCAGTCCTGTTAGGATCCGCTGCTCCTAAAGCATTTAACGCAGTGTCTATACTTAGCAATGCCTGGATAGCAGCGTTAAGCGAACTAATTGTATATGCATGAATACTAAACAAAGACGTCAACCCATTTTTAATTGAGTATCGTCCAGTTCCGCTTGCTTCCATATCGAAACTAGCAGCTTTCAATATAGTATCCCCTGAACTCAGGCTTGAGAATGTATTACTATGAATAGTAGTTCTTTTATTGCTTTCAATATTAAGATCTGAATTTATATTTTTAGCTTTAATATCTATAGCGTCTTCTTTAACTTCTATCACATTGTCTTTATTTTTCAAGCTGATAACATTTGATACAATCAACTCAACTTCTTCGGATGTTATGCCTACTTTAAACGCACTTTCTGGTGTAAATTCAACTGTGTCATTTTTCTCATTTGTAATCTTTATTTTAGATATCTCAGATGTTAAAGAAATATATGCATCTGTATCGTTAAACCATTCAATAACAACATATGAATCAATCTTAGGTAACATGAACATGCCTATTTGAATATTCTGCACGTTATTAGACGGATTAGCGTTTATAGTAACATTGAAAATCCAGTTATTCATAGATTTCTGTAATTCAGGGCTAGTCATTACTTGTTCCAATGGTCGAATGCCTTTGCCTTTATTTGCTCCTGCACTCTCAAAATTCTCCTTATATGCAGTGTTGCTATTGTAATTTACATTATCAACAGGTTCTACATTATATAGCAATTGATTCTCATCCCCATTATCAAATGTTCCATATGTCCTTACCCTGCATATCTGAGCTCGCTTTTGATATGGGCTAGCAGGCGCATTTATCTTATTTAATAACTCTCCTATTTGATCTGAATAATTCATATATCTTTTTTACTTATGCTATTTTATCAATTTCAATGCGCTGCCTGATTCCTCCATCCATTGTAAATGAAGTGTCCACCCGTTTCACATAATACGTTATGAATTGTAAATAATCATTCTTAGTATCAGATATTATATTTGTTACATTTGGATTTCTACTTTGATCAATCCTCAATTGAACTTTATCGCCTTGTCTAACATAAGGTTCTCCCAAAGCAACGAAATTACCTCTTAATCCCGATTGAGGATAATTAGTATAGTATTCAGATACCTTTTGCTTTAATTCAACCCCATTTAGATTAGGATAATTCAATGTTATTTCATTAAATGTTTGTAAATTATTACTATCTTTTATAACAGTGCCTGAAATTGCATTAGTTTTCTTTTCACGTTTCTCAGCATCTTTAGCGGCTTTATTAGCAGTATGATATTTACCATATTGATATATTACTTTTATAGTTTCTTGCTTAGAAGAATTAAAACTAGATGCAGTTATCTTAATATTATCTTTATTAGTGTTATACCATTCCAGATTATTTTCTATTATAGGATTATATTTATCTCCAGTATCCTGCATATATTTTTTATTATAAGGATGCATGAATTTATATATATCGCTATAAGTATTTAATTTAGATTCTGGCAAACTGTCAAGCTCGTCATTGGCTATATCATATTCAATGTGATTTAACCCATTCCAATTTGCCCATCCAATATAAAGAACTGGCTCCATTAAGTAGTTGTAATCATTTATATTCCTATTGCTTTCTACATATTCATTTCTAAAAAAAACTTTCATACCATATGTCTTTTTAAGATAGTACCTCATTATTTCACCAGGCGTCAATGCATTTTGCATAACAACTTTACCCAATTCTGTATCGTAAGATCTTGTTTTAGGGACTAAGAAATGTCGATCATTCTCAATACCGTCCATATATAAAGTATTGAGCATCCAATAAACCAAATGTATTAAATTGAAATCTTTACCGTTGTATTTATCTGTATACTCAAATGTATTTGCGTCAACCTTTTTAGGAAAATTCTTTTGCATTGATATAGCTCTTTTAAGCATGTACATAGAATCTTCTAAATTGATAACCATATAATCTTTTTCCTCTTTAAATGAGCTTATATAGCCTATAAAACGTGTTTGCCAGTGCTTATCATACCCCATGTCTATCATTACTTGATTTCCAATATAAAGTCTTACACCATTCTTAAACATTAAATAGCCTTTCAAAAAATTACCTTGACCATCTACAATGTCTCTAAACACTACTGTATCTTTCATAGGTATTTTAAAACTTGCAATTTGTGTCATATTCTCATAAGTATCGCTAATTTCACAAGAACCTACTCCTTTAATTTGATATTGAGTTAATTCTTTTTTCTGTTCCAATGGTTGAGCATAGTCATAAGAACTTGATACGTAATTCCCTACATACTTTGCCTGTCTCGTAGACGTAACATCTTCAAGTTTCAATACATTAATTCTAATTGACATATCTTTCATTGTGCTATATTATTTTAGTTATTATTTCTAACTCTTTATCCGATTCTAGTGTTATCGTAAAATCAATAACATTGCTATATTCTTTATTTAAGCTCATACTATAGTCGCCTATCACAACGTTTTCAATACCAAAGCCATTAATAAATCTTGAACGGATTAATATTTTATCATTCAATGTATTTTCATATATGCGTTTAAAGTTATTAAGATTCTTCATATCATCTTGTAAAGAAGTTAATCCAGTCAATTGACCAGTTAAACTTATATTATAATCGCCTTTTGAATACAGCTCTTTAAATGTACCTTGCATTCCATTTATAGATGTTCTTATTATATTAGATGCTTGTGTGACAACTACTTCTACATTATTTATATGCAATGCTAATGGATTAATAGAATTATCTAAAGTTTGATTATACATTTTTCTACCTGCTTCTTTTATGAATTTTTTAGCTTTATTAGATGTATATGCTGCTTCTCTTACAGGTTTCTTTTTAACCCAAATATCTTTTTCTAATATCAATTCAACATAATCTAAAACAGGTGTACCAAGATCACTCATTTTAAATTTATCTACATCTTGTATTAATTGATTATAGTCTGTATTTCTAACTTGTCTATATGTTTCGTATTGCGAGTTAGTAGCAACATTACCATAAAACTCATTAAATACTTCATTAAATTTACTCATAGTTTTATTTTTATTTTGTTATGCAAATATTTGTTGCGAACCACTGTTTATAACATTACTCAACACATCATATATTTTACGTTCTATTTCTGACATACTTTCTGTAATATTAGTAGTGCTTATCAATGACCCTCCGTCTTTATTTACTACCAATGCTTCCATATTAATAGTCAATGATTTAACAGAACGTTGTGTGGATATTTTAGTCAAGCTATCTGCTTCTGCTTTAGTAATTTTTGGTTTACCTGGTTTACCAGTTTTATCTATTACTTTATCTTTTTCTGATACACCTTCGATTGTTGGTAAACCTAATGTAGATAATAGTCCTGCTTTTTTAGCACTAATACCTTTTTCAGTAAATTTATCAATAGCTTTTGTAAGACTTTCTATTTTAGCTAATTTAGCTGCATCCTCTAATGTAACACCGCCAGTATGTTTTAACAGTGCTCCATATTTTTCTCGACTTTCAAAAACTTCTTTCCTTAATTGTTTACGCTCTGTTTCTAATTCACCTTTTACAACGCCTGCTCCTTTTACTTTAACTCTACCAGCAACATCTCTATAGAAACTAGCTCCAGTTCCCATTGCGATATTAATGCTACTCATTGCAGATGCGATGCCTTTGGTTAAAACTGTAAAAAATTCACCTAAAGAACCCTTACCAGATACTATTCCAGTTGTAAAACTAGTCCATTCCTTTGTCAAACTTTTTTGAGCCTTTTCAGCATCCGACATGTTATCTGGAACATCTGCCAATTCAAGATTAATATCCCCTAATGTTTTTAAATATCTTAATCCAGCATCTTCACCTGGTCCGCCAAATACATCACTTATTAATGCCTGTGTTTGTTCTGCAGATAACGAAGTATCTTTTAACCCTTTAGATATTAACTGTATAGCCTTGAACGTATCTCCTTTTGCAATTTGCAATTTTATTTCATCCTGCGTTTGCTTCTTTAAATATCCTAATGCTGTTTTTGTTGCTTTATTATTTGCTTTCAGTCTTAAACCAGCCTCTTTAATTGCATCAACACCTTTATCGGAATAAATACCTTCTTGTACTTGTTGAGTCATTAATGCGATTGATTCCTCTGCATTTAAACCAACTTCTTTTAATTGAGTTGGATATTCTTTTAACATATCAAGGAACTCACCAGATTCATTCGCACCTTTTTGAAAACCTTGTTCAATAAGTTTCAATGCTTCTGTTCCACTAATGCCCATTTCTTTAGATAATGCGTTTGCAGATTGAACAACTTGTTTATAGTCTTCATCGTAAGCTTGTGATAAAAATCTAACTTGCGATTCTTGTTTAGTAAGCTCTTCACCAGTAGATTGAAACGCTCGTTTTAATGACGTTTCTACTTTAGCAACTTCTTTAGACATATCGTAAGCAGACATCGCTAATCCCCCAACAGCGGCAGCTCCTCCAAACATACCCGCTGCTCGACCTATGCCCGCAGTCACTCCTCCTGATATCCTATCGCCAAATGTTGTTTTAGTTTTTACTCGTTGTTGTTTACCAGCTTCTACTAATTGTTTTTTAGTCTGCTTATTAAGTTGTCCAAGTAATCTAATTTCTTCGCGTATTTGCTTTTTACGATCTTTACTTGCTTTATGTTGTTCATTGCGTAAATCTACTATCTGTTTTTCGTAGTCATGTGTTTTCTTAGTAAGTTTTACTTGTTCTTTAGACATACCTTTTAAAGACGACTCTGTAATCTTTTGAGTCTTCTTCATTTCTTTGCTAAGATCGTCTATCAAACGCAACCTGAAATCCACTGTATTATTTGGCATATTATATATTTTTAATTGTATAATAGTAATACGCTTTAAAATGGTACCTGATATATGTGTTTTTAGCGTTTTAAACTGCCTTAAAGCTTATTAGCAGTCTTTTTGGTAGATGTCAATATATACACCTGGTTTTTCCTTATCGTAGCTGTAGTAGCCGAAAAAGGGTCTAATTTCATCAGCGTTGTCATCTTCCAACCATTCATACTTAACCATTAAATCTAAAACAGTTTGGAGTGGATTAGGATAGTCGAACTTGTGTTTAGACTTTCTTACAAATGTAAATTCAATATCATAAGGCTTTTCTAAATCTTTAACCATATCAATAAATATACTTTTGTTAGATGCGAAATAAGGCTTTGAATCCTTGATGTATTTCTGAGCTGTTTTACTCCATACAAGAAATTTACCAGTCCATACTTTACTATTCTTACTTGAAGGAGTGTTAAAAGGGATAAATATTTTCATAACAATTAATTAAGTTAAACAATATAACAGTAATACGGATTGGCAATGGTATAGGGATTATGTGTTTGTAGATATTAATAAAGTTTAACTAAGTATAACTATATATAAGTATAAAGTAACATTATCTTCTTATGGATCACCCGCTTTTAAAATAAAAACACGCTGTGGCTCAATGATGCCGTGCGTTACAGCGTGTTTTAGAGGGTGCAGTTTATGGACAAAACAACATGAAAAATAAATTAAAAAACTTTGCTAAAAACGTAAAAAAATTAAATTAAGTGAATATATAATGTAGAGGAACTAAACTTTTTTAATTTCAAAACGTATTATAAGTATAGAACTTCAAAACATTCAGATTGATCCCTGAGTGTCCAAAAACAAGGGGGTTGGCCTTTCATTGCCACCTCCTATACATCTAAAACAAAAAACAATTATGAAAAGATGTATAAATAAATTAAAATTAAAATGTCAAAAAGAAATTACAAATTAACACGATTCAGCAGAGCATTCATTAATAAAGTGGATGAATTACTTCAAAACGATTATTCAAAGAAACTTCCTAGAGAGAAATTCTATATGTTCTATGAGCTAATAGAAAGGCAATCAACGTCTCACCCAGAGAAAACATTTAGAAACATTAAAGCCAGATTAAAAGCATCGTATATATCTAATTTATTAGGCTGGAGGCATTACAAATCTATAATCGACATATCTATAGAAAAAGGTATAATTCAAACTGATAATAGTTATATAGTTGGGCAAAAATCAAAAGACTATTGGATAGCATTGAATTTCGCAAACGATGTTGAAATAGAAGAGCTTACTATCCAAGAATACATAATGACTAATAATTCAACTTTATATAAGAAAATTAAAAGCTCATACAATAGAAGCGAGTTTGATAGAAAACATTGGGGCGCATATAAAATGTTAAACCAAATAGAATTCGATTATCCATCTGCAATAAAATGGCTATCTAACTTAGTAACAGAAGGTTATTTCGATACAGACATCACATTCGCCACTCACAAATATAACACATATCAACGAATGATAAATGATATGAACGATAAGAAATGGGTGATAGTAGAAGACAATAAAACTGGCAGAATATTCCATACGTTTAACCTTATTAAAAGAGAATTAAGAGGCTTTTGCTATGTGAATGGAGAATCACTAGTCCAATCGGATTTAAAGTCGTCACAGCCTTATTTCCTAGCTTCTCGCTTATTAAAAACTAACGGCGAAGATGAAAATATTAAAACGTTCTATGAAGATGTTACTAAGAAAGATATTTATACAGAATTATTAAAAGAATATGTATCGCTGAATGGTCATAATGCATTCCAAAGTTATAAATTGAAAAGAGAACACGGCAAAGTAGTATCTTGTGAAAAAAGCATTGAATACTTCGATAGTAGAGATGATATCAAACCTGAGTTCTTAAAAGTAATGTATAAAGGTATAAATGGCGGAGCTGCTCTATTGAATGTATTTAAGCAAGCATATCCTTCTGTATATAAAGAGATTAATAAAATAAAAAGCACTGACAAAAAATATCTTCCTTTAACGTTGCAAAAAGATGAAGCAACCATATTCATTGAAGCTTATAAAAATGTATCTTCTACTGAATGGTGTCTAAGCTGTCACGATAGTTTATATGTTAAGAGTAGTGACAAAGACTTCATGTTAGAAACCGTTATTGCAGAATTTGAAAAGCACGGATATAAAGATTATGAATTGAAATAGTTGAAGATGTTATTTGCTATTCTAATTTATTTTGCTTATTTTTACTTGTGAACATATAGAAAACACATAGTCCGAGTACCATTAGAAAGGGAACAACCGTTAAACCGATTGTTCCCTTTTTTTATTTCTTTTCAAATGCTTTGGATTCTTGAGCCTTCACCCATAAAAGTTGATTCCATCTCATTGCCCATTCATCTTCACTCATTTCACTTGTGTCAATATTGAAATGGTACGCAATAAGTCCGTCTTGTTTTAAGAACTCGTCCTCACCTTCTTTTTTACTTAATGAATATTTATCTACTTTTTTTTTAAGCTAGCAGATTTAATTTCAATAAGTTGTGATAATTCTGACTTCATGGAAAGAAATACATCTAAATTATTATCTATATCTATCATTTCAGGATCTCCTCCTAACCAGCATGTCTCTACTAAACGCTTGTCAGCACTTAGATCGTCTCCTTTTACTATTAAAGGGTATATCATTCTGAACTCGTTAAAAGTAGGTTTACGAAAATACCCATATAATCTCGTATCTTTCTCATCTTTAACTGGTTCGTCGCCTACTGTCAATTCAAATACGTCTTTATGCTCTGTTTTTAACTGCTCAAAAAGCTCTTTCAAATGTTTGATTCTCTCTAAATCTTGTTTCATTTTGTTTCTATTTTTTGTTATATTTTTCCACCATAGTTAATCCATACTGGATTCAATTGTAATGTAGCTGTTAAATTCATTTCTCCTTGATCGCTCCCTAAACTATCTGGAAAACTTATCCTACATCCGTATAATGTATCTATAAAGTCGTTTTCACCATCTTTTCTATATATAATTTTAACATCAAATGGTAATGATATTGGTAATGAATACTTTATTTTACGCAACTCTAACATTTCATAATAATCTAATGTAATGTCGCCATAGCATTCATATTTTCCATATTGTCTTCCGACTGGAAAACCTTGTCTAGAATATACCAATTGATTATCGTGAGCAGTATTGTAATTCACAGATGATACCCCTATTAATGGTTTAGCAAAATTAGAATTGCTATATGCAGCTCCAACAGCGGCTCCAACAAGAGGATTTCCTATTAAAGATGCTCCAATAAGTGATCCTGCATGAACAGCAGGATCAATTATTCCTAAATGTATTTCAATATCATTCCAACTATACGCTACATTATTTACATTTATATCGTTTAACATTGGATTATTTTATTTTAATTATACTGTTTGACCAAATCTAATATCTGAAGGGTCTAAATCGATATCTTGTTGTATGAACATATCGTTTTGAGCAGCTCCGCCGCCATCTGTATTAAAACTACAGCCCTGAATTGAATCTATTTTAGTAGTTCCGTCATCGAAATTATAAGCAACTAGCATTGTGAACTGGTCTAAATTTTGAATATAAGTACCTGTATCTCCCGCATTATTAGTCATTGCGTCTTTGATATTCTGTAATTCAAATGCTGCCATTGTAATACTAGCCTCTGCAGATGTATTACCGAATCCTTTAGATATTGCACGTCCGCCTATACCAAAATTCCATTGCGATTCTCTTGTTTGTGAATATGTTAATGACGTAACTCCTGTAGGTGTATAATCAACTCCATTGACTGAAAATGTAATAGATATCATTCTCCAATCGTAAGTCTTGCCGTTTATATTTAAATCTCCTATTTTATACATAGTTTTTTATTATTTTATTTTTTATAAGAGTGATAAATTAATACCACTCTATATTATTTTTATTATGCTAATATTTCGTCTTTTACAAAGTTTCCATATTTAATATTTCCTATATAGATATCTACATATTCATTTATTAATCCGTCTGTTAATACTATATCACTTTCTTTTGTTACTACAGACGCATATAATTTTCCAATCGGAAGTATATTTGTATCTTCTCTTGTAACTTGTAATTGTATTACGTGTTCTTCTGGTGAAGCTTTGATAGTCAATGTTCCATAACCTACTTGCGTTGTCAATGAGTATTTTACTCCTGGTACCGCTTGTGAATATAATATAACTTTAATATCAGTTGCAGAACTTAAATCTACAGGTATATTATCGTCATATATAGCTATGTCAAGTAAAGCACTTTCACCTTGTTTTATTTCATATAATGCCATAATAGTTTTTTGTTTTTATTATTAATTAACATCTCTACCTGTTTACTATAATACGTTATGAAAATGGGGACTAAATACTTAATCCCCATAATATAATATAATTGTGTTTATTGTGTTATATGCTTGCTGTAAAGCCAATTGTAATATCAATCCATCTTGCAGTTGCGTAAGGAAGGATTCTAACATTAACTTCAATTGTAGATGTTTGTAATACTTTTTGATTAGGATCAATTTCAACAATAAAGTTGCTAATTTCTCCGTCAGCTTTCATAATATTTAATGGAGTAGATGTAATATCGTTCCATATGCTTACTGTAACTGGGTCAATTCCACCTGTATCAGAAACTTTAATCTTAGAATGTAATTTAGGAAGCAATGCACTTCTTACACCTCTGATAGCTTTGTCCATTGTTCTATTAAGCTGTATATCACTATAGTCACTTAGTTCATCAGTACAAGTTAATGTGTCTACTATATAAGTACCTACATTTCCTTTGAACTTTTTGAAAAATAAATAACCTTTGTCATATAAGTCTTCAAGCTTAGTAACCGAAAGATCTTTAACTCTTTCGCCATTTCCTAATAGTGGTAAATCAAGTTCTGCAGATGCAAAGTTTATCAACTCTGGACTTGCGATACTTTCATTAACTAATAGCAATGATATAGCTCCTAAACTAGCTCCTAAATCGCATACACTATATCCTTTAGATACAAATAAATCATATCCATCTCCGCTTCCGTCCATACCGAATATAACCGATGCTTTTGGTGCTTGTAATGTTCTCAATGATGTTAATGTTGTAATATCAGTAACTGAACTAAAATCAGCTGTATAAAGTAATTGTACTGGCATGTATTCAACTGCTAATTGGTCAGCAATAAGTTGCAATGCAGTTATCTCAGTAATATTAAATGCGATGGTATTGAAAACTCCTATTTGACGAATAACTCCATCAACTTCGTTTTGTAGATTATATACTTCAATAAAATTCCAACTCGCTGGAACTGGATTAATAGAAATATATAAATATCCATCTGCATTCATTCTGAAAAACTCACTTATTTGATAATGCTCAACAGCGTGATCCACACTAGCTTCTAATATACCTAAATCTTGAAGGTCAATTAGTCTTCGGATCAATTTAACATTTTCACCTTGTGTTAATACTAAATCGCCATTAGCTACATCAAGCACTACTGTAGTATCTGATGTATATGCTGTCAATGCTTTATAGAATAATTTACTAATAGAGTCATATACAATGTCTCCAACTATATAAGCTGTTGCTGTTGTCCAATTACAATCACCCGTACTATTTTCAGACCATTTCGCTGGAATTGCATCATTATAGAATACTAATCCAGATATAGGGTCTTGCGATGGCAACTCTTTAAGTAATCCACCACTCGTTTTCGTAAAATACGTATTTGGTAATCTCATGATTGTTATTTTTTTTATATTTATATTTATTTACTACTTCTTAGATTTAGTCTTGGTTGTTTTAGGTTTTGAAACTCTTTTAGCATTAGCTTTAGGTTTAACCTCTTTATCTTCTTTTAAATCTTTTTTGTAAATAGTTATCAATTCTAAACCTAATTTACGAGAATATACATCTGCCGATACTTTATTAGCGGCATACCAAAAGTTACCATCTTCAATGCAATACAGCATATCTTCTTTAGGGTTACTTTTAAATATATCTTTCGCTTTGTTGTTCAATTCGTTTTTATTCATCGTAATTCAATTGTTTTATTTATAAAGAGGGTCACAATAGTTGCGACCCTTTTTAATTTAATTATACAGACTCAACAAGAGTGATAATACCTTTTGTGATGTTATTTGCCTCAACATATGAAGTTGAACCACCTACACGTATGTAAGCTGAAAATAATCTACCATAAACTGTAGGCTCTTCTTGACCTAAGAATATTTTAATACCTGAGTTGAATTTAGTTCCAACTGCATGTCTAACCATTGAAGGATGGAATGCAATAGCACTTGACAAATCAGTAGCAGCATCTACAGCTCCTAATGCTTTCTTAGCACCCGCTCCTGTGAAACCAGTTGATTCACTTCTCATAAATACATCAAATCCTGCAACTCTCATTACAGCACCGTTTGCAAATGCTTCTTGTGTTAATGCTGGAGAACCTTGAAGTTCTGTCATTACTTGAATATCTTCTAAACCATATGCGTCAACAATAAGTCTACGTCCTTGTGCAGGAACATTTTGAAGATTCAACATTGTAGCCATTTTTTGAATGTCTGCAAATGTAATTCTTTTTACTGTGTTACCAAATCGGTTAAGACGTGTAGCTGTTCCTGTAGAACTAATTACCGAACCAGTCGATTCAACTGTCCATTCCCATAATATTTTATTAGCAACATCTGTGTTTAATTTATCAATTGCTTGATTCATTACTGCTAATCGTTTGTCATAACTGAATTCATTGTCTTCAACTGGATCAACCATATAAGGATCTACTCCGTATTGAGTCATTGAATATACTTTCTCAGTATGGGAAAGTTCTTTTACTGTTCTTGGGTAAGATCCAGCAGCAGCTCCCATATTAAAAGTAGTAATCTCTTCTTGATAGTTAGGAATTATAATAGATAAGTTGCTTACATAAGCACTATCATTCGTTGTTCCAAAATAGAACGTGTTGTCAGGGTATAGATTCGATTCAAACGTTTCTAACCATTTTGTAGTATTCAACATAATTTTAATTTATTTTTATTTATATTTATATTTAATTTATTAACTCCCATCCATTACAAGTTTTTCTAGGCTTTATTGTTCTGAATAGATTGTTTATATTTATTTTGTATTTTGTTTGTAATTCGTACCTATCACAATTTTCTGTGATATTTAATTTTTTATTATAGAACGTGTATATAGTATAGTCCTTTTTCCATTGCATGTTTGACATTTTTCGTCTGTGTTCAGTTGAAAACGTTTTGCCATACATTGGATTTTTATCTCCTAAGTTACATTTCGATAGTTTCACTTTAGTGGCATCGGACGCCTTTGTGCATGTCTTAGCTATACTTATTTTATTTCTTGTGATGTCAGTTACTTTATGGTTTTTCAAAGAGTTGCTTATTTTAATTTTTGTAGCATAGCTTATTTCTGTAACATCGCCTCCATTAGTCAAGTTATATCCTTCTGCACTAAAACTATTCCAATGTTTAATCCAATAACTTTCTTGAGCATTTAAGTCTTTAATAGGGCATTCTACTAGAACTTCCCATTTAAAACTATCTTCTCCGTATTTACGGATGGCTCTGTGAAAATATACATTGTCTTTAGATCGCAAGTGTTGTTTCATGCGGTATTCCATTGAGTTCCTAGTCTGACCAACATACACTTTGCCATTGATAATATTAGTAACTTTATATATAACACCGCTTTTCATCACTTCTTAATTGTAAAATTCGTTATATAGTTTGTCATATTTAGCTTTATCCTCATTATACATAAGTTTTAAAGCGTCAACATCGTTCTTTTCGTACCATCTAATATCATGTTCTTCAACATCTTCTTTAGAATCGTTTTTAATTTCATCAGTTAGTTTAACTTCAGGTTTAATATTTTTACTATCTAAACCATCAATTATTAATTTAGCATTGTCATAAGTAAGTTTAAGGAAATCTTCTTTTTGAGACTCTTTAATTTTACTATCTTCAATAGCGTCATCAAGTAATGCACTGAACTTTTGGTCAGCTTCTACTTTAGCTATATCTTCAAATTTTTGTGTAAGACTATCTACACTTGCTTTTAATTCAGCAATTTCTTTGTCTTTTAGTTCTAATTCAGTTTTTAAAGACTCCTTAGCACTATTAGATTCAACTAACACGCTATCGTTATCTTTAATTTGATTTTTTAAGTCATTAACTTCATTGGTTAGGTTTAATAATTCACTGTTCATAACTTGTTCTTTATTTAATTGTTTATTTGTTAAAAATGCAGTGTTGTCAAATACTTCTTCGCCATTGTAAGTCAGCTTAATAGCATTCTCATTGGCAGGTAAAGGCGTAACACTTGCTTCTTTTAGATTAGATTTTGTAACAACTACCATATCCTGTCCGTCTATTATGTCCTCGTAAAACTCTAATATTTGAATACCTATAGATACATGCTTTATTAAATTCTTTGTAACTTTATTCATAATAGCTTGTGACTCTGGGTCAGAATAATCAAAGACTATAGTCCCTACTAATTCTTCGCTATTTTGCTCATTTATCTTAACATTCTCCCAATGACCAACAACTTTATCAATATTATGATTGAAAAGTGCTACTGGGTTGGCATGGAATCTTTCCAATTCAATACCAGATGTTAATATAATGAAACCTTTTGAATTAATTGACTCATCGCTGAGTACATAGTTAAATATCATAGTTATCGTTGTTTAATTATTTATAATACGTTACGACACAAAAAAGTGTCCAAAATTGAGCTAATAACTGGGATCGAACCAGTGACTACAGGTTACAAATCTGTGGTTTTACCAATTAAACTATATTAGCATATTGTAGCGGGAGGCGGACTCGAACCGCCGACCTCGAGCTTATGAGGCTCGCGAGCTACCAACTGCTACTATCCCGCTATTTTATATCTATTTCTTTTGCTTGTGGCTCTCCTTCAAATGGCGGATTCGGTTCGTACCATGTTTTGAGTTTAATATCACTAAGCTCGATTTCGTTATATGTTTTAATTGCCGAGAGATCATAAATCATAAAGCTACCGTTAATAACAGAATGATGTATTACAGAGTTATATCTATTCAAACTTAAACTATTACGTCTAAATCCTCCTTGCATATATAACTCGTTCTTCATTTCATCGGGCAGCATTTCAGAATTGACACGATTTAAACCTATATAAAGCTTATCTAATAGTGCCAAATGTTCTAAACTTGAATCTTGCATAGCATCGTCTCTATCGAAACCATTATAAATCTCCGTACCGAAATGAATATTGACATCCACTTTTGCATATTGAACCTGTTGCAACATGTTTTCAAAGTTTATAGGCAATATCTCTATCAAAACAGCTGGCATTGGTAGTGCTCTATTACTGTCATGGTTATTAAATTGATCATTGTATAGCGATATGTAAGCTATTTCTGGTATTCTCTCAGTAATGAAATACTGGAGAGTCGTATATATGCTGGCTATCATAGTTTATCCTTTTATTACTTTTATTATTACATCCTCTATCTTATTACGCAACTCATCGTTCCAACCCATATAAGTTCTTTTGGGAATAGTTATATGTGTCTTTTTTGTGAGAGCCAGCCCTTTCCACATGTCTTTTCTAGTGGAATAATACTTGGCCCAAAAGAACTTCCGCATCTTATCTGTTATCTTAATCTTCCCACCGTAATTATGTATTGCCGAATAAGCTGTATCGGATTGAATATGTATTAAGCGTGGCGATTTACTAACTGTTTTAATACTATTCTTTAATGTCTTCGTATCTACTAATGTATTAGGATTGTCTTTACTAGGTTTCCACTTTTCATTCCCAAAAGCCTTTACGTCAAACGAGTGCTTGAAATATTGCAACAAGTAATCATTAATGTCATCTGTTAGATCATTTATATTATTACTAATCTCTTTAAATTGCTTATCCCAAGCACCCGTATTTATATTATTTATTTTCATCGTCTTTTACAGCATCTTCCATTTGGTCTATAACGGGTTCGTCTTCAGCAAGTTCTACTTTATATACTCTTTCGATATAGTCTTTACTTAGGTTATATTTACTTAGTATCACTTTATCTATTTCAATACGTTCTGCCATTGTCAATAGTTCATCAGTATTAAATTTAAATTCTATACCCTTAGGCAATACTTTCAATGCTTGTAACTTAGGTATTAGTACTGAGTTTATGTTATTTTTAATGTATCTTAAATCAGCAGCAGTCTTATAATTACTCTGTGCTTGATGAACAGTTGCTCTTGCTTCACTTCCACCAGAACCTCCGCTTGTCAATTCAGTACCTCCAAGTATTAACGAATTTAACTCATTGTTCATAGCAGTCATTAATTCTTTATATACTTGATATACATCTGAACGAGTCGTTTCTTTAAATTCCAATTCAGTCTGCTTATCTAAAACAGCTCTGCTATTGATACTTAGGTCTTGTAAGAATTTTTGCAATGACAACTTCTCAGACTCAATGTTAGAATTAGTTCTACCTATTACCATTGGCAAACCAAATACTTCTACAAATTGAGACCACGCAACCATTGCAGTCTTTTTAGCTATTTGGTATGGAGCAGTAGCATTAAGTAATCCTAAGTATCTACGCGTATGATATACTTCACATAACCATTTATAAACTTTAGGCTTCATATAATCAGTGCTGTCCGTAGCTTGCACATAAGCATTCTTTTTAAATGTACCGAATTCAGGCACAACATTCTCTCTAGGTATCAATGTAACATCTGAAACATTACCATTAACGATGCCATCTATTTGTATTAAAGAATGACCATAAAAAACAGATTCCATAGCGAATTTTAAATACTTTTCAAACCAGTACGATTCAAATATCTTTTGAGACTTTTCATTAACTTTGTCAGTCTTATTAACAATGCTAAATGGGACGCTCAATAGTCGTTGTGTTCTTAAATCTACAGCGTTTTGAATAGTAGCGTCAAGTATTAATTCTTTATAAAGCTTTAATAGTTCCGAACGATTAGGTGATTCCCAATCCTCAGCATATGAAAGACTATCTCTCCATTTTTTAGTTGTAGCAGTTATTCTATAATCATATTTGTGATCGAATTCAAAAAAGTTCTTAGTCA